GTTGCAGAGCATACTAATTCATGGTACAATAAAAACAGACGAACCCCGAACCCTTGATTTTTCAGGGGTTCGGGGTTTTCTTGTTACTAATGTGTGTATAGTTCAGCGTTCAGCGGCCTAAAATGTTCACAGGTTTGAACCCTATGGGATTAGTTCCACGGTGGCCTTCAGTTCGTCCAAAGTCTTGTGATTATAGACCCGGTTTCCTGTGTCCTTGGGCACATGACCCATGAGCAAATCAATACATTTCCGGTTGGCTCCGGCGCTATCCAATTTGGTTTCAAAGGTGTGGCGACATTCGTGCGGGGTATGATTCAGCTTCAGGGCCTTCATAATATCCGCCCAAAATATCCGGTATTGAGTTTGATTGCAAATCTTCCCATTGTAGCTGATCAGCCGGGGGCCACCTTCGGCAAGCCGCCGTTCAATCAAGGGCCTGATCTTTGGATGGATGGGAACAATGCGGTTCTTACCGGCTTTCGTTTTGGTGCCGCCCTTCATTGTGCCTTCCTTCAAGTCTATATCTTCAGGTTTCAGGTTCAAAAATTCAGAGATACGCCACCCGGAATATAGCAAGATCAAAACCGTATCAACCCAAGGATCAGACTGATGTTCCCACACCGTTTTGATTTCATCGTTGGTGAACGGAAGGCGGCTGGTGGGCGGTATTGGATCAGAAGTCAGAAGTTCGGAGAAGCACCGGTTTATTATATCCATTTCAAGGGCGAACCGGTCAAGGTGGCCCCACAGGTTCTTGATGGCCGCTTGGGTGCTATACCCTTTCCCACAACCATCAATGGTTTCTTGCATTTGGTAGGATCGCAGTTGCTTGTAAGGTTTGTTCACATACGCTGAACAATGCTTGAACGCTGAACAGAGGGAAGAACGGTTGGATTCCCCTAGCTTCGGGGCCTTCTTTTCTTTCCAGAGGTCAAAAAGCTGTTGAAGGGTGATTTTGGCCCGGTCAACATCCCAAGGATCACGGTTGTATTCAGCAAGCATGATATTCCCGGCTTCACGGGTTTCAGCATAGCCGATAATGTCATAAATGGGATGGCCTTTGTCATTCCAACCTATGGTTTTCTTCACAATGTATGGGCGGCGGCGTTGGCCTGATAGCTTTGCAACCGTTCCATACCCGTTTGGATTTCGCATTATATCACCTGAACTTTCAAAATTGGGTATGGCAAAGCTAAACCCCATGTGATATAATGTTCAAAGGCGTTTGAAACATTAACTTCAAAAGGGTTTGTTTCGCCTGACCGCTTCCGGTGTGCAAGACCGGGGGCGGTCATTTTTTTTTGCATTTGTTCCATATCCGTTCCGCTTAAAATCCTTGCGGGGTGTGACTTTGAGAGAATGGAACACTTGGAACAGATATTATATTACTTCAGAGAGTAGATAAAAAAAATATAAAAGAAAAAGAGTATATAGAGAACCGGCGCTTTATCTGTTCCACCTGTTCCAAAGCCTTGATTTTCCTGTGTTTTCAGGGATTGGACGGCGGAACGGATGTGGACAGATCAAGTTTGGCAAGTTCACCTTTGACCTGTTCCAGAACTTCAGGATATTCAGAATCAGGGTTCATGGAATATTGATCTTCGTATTCTTTCAGGGTGTTCAGATACCGGTTCCAATGGGTGGCTTTGGCCTTTGCGGTTTTCAATTCATCAATCTTAGCTTTCTGATCGGAATAGGAATCCAACAAAACCCGTTCTTTCTGACTATCAGCCGCCTTGAAGAAAGAAGCCGGAAGATCAGATGTGTAAGGGATAATCCCGGCCTTGGCCGCTTGATCCACCGTCAGGGCTATTTGCATACCATATTCATAGCGGGAAAAGAATGTTTCAAGGTTCTTTGTCTTTTCAAAGATGTTCAAGCAATCTTGAACAATCCGCACATGGTTTTTGGCTTCTGCTACGGTGTAGGCCCCCGGCATGGATTTAATAGCCCGTTCCGGGTTCAGATTGGAATGAACCTGAACGGCGGGTTCTGTTTTGGGTGGGGCCTTCTGTTTTGGCTTTCTTTTTCGCAGAAGCAGGAACAGGAAGAACCCCATAATGACATCCATTATGATGAACACGGGGCGGAGTTCTGGCGCTTCCGTAAAAAACATGATTGTGTAGACGATAAACCCGAAACTGAAAAAGAAGATTCCAAAGCCTTTCAAAAACTTCTTCATCCAGCCACCTTCTATCTTACATCACTTTGGAAGGCCACGGCCTTACCAAGAATGATGATATGATCCAACTGTTCCCCGGTATAAACTAAATCTTCATAGTTGGAGTTTTCAGCCTTCAGGATCAATAGATTTTTTTCGGGATAGTAATTCACACGCTTCAGGGTTGCTTCATCATCAATGATAACAGCGGCAATTTCGCCATTGTTCACCATTTCCTGTTTTCTGATGAACACAATATCCCCGTCATAGATTCTGGCCCCGATCATGGAATCACCTTTGGCCTTCAAGCAGAAATCAGCACGAATGTTGGCACCAGCTTCCACATATAGTTCCTTTTCTTCGTTTGCCATGATGGGTTTACCGCAAGCAATGTCACCGAGTAGAGGAAAACGCTTTGTAGAAATTGGGATGATATTATCAAACTTCACCTGTGGTTGTGAAGGTTCGACTACCACAGATTTATTGATGCTTTTCAACCATTCATTCCGGTTCGGAATATCTGATCTACCCATGAGGTAATCCAAATCAACATTAAAATAGTCTGCTATGGTTTCCATAGATTCAAGGCCCGGTTCCCGTTCGCCCCGTTCATACATATTCACACTACTTTTGGAAAACCCAAGCTGATCCGCCAAGTTCTGTTGAGATAGGCGGCGTTCGGTTCGTAATTGCTTGAACCGATCAGAAAACTTCGGCATAAGTGCACCCCTTTCAGAAGTCTTTCTGTAATTTATTATACACATTATGTGCACAAAGTCAATCCGTCGATGTGCACAATTAGTAACACATTTCTTTGTGCACAATTTGTGTTCAGTTGTGCTTGACTTTGAGCACATATCGTGTATAATGATAATCAGACGAGCACAAAAGGTGCACGAACTGATTGGGAGGATTTGAAAATGAAGGTTCATGTTTTTGATACCTATGTCACCATTAAGGATCGTGAAGGACACCCTGATATGGATGATACTTTGCTTGAAAAACTGGATGAAATGCTTACTACTTATGGTGTGCCCCACGCTTTTACCCTTCCCCACGAAAAGACCATGGAAGATTGCCCGGAAGCTACTCTTGAAGTTGCCTATGATTCTTCTGATGATATAACCTTTAGTCTTGTGTATATCCTGTTCAATAAAACTTATCGGGGTGCAACCGATAAAGCGGTTGCAGAATCAATGATTAAGGTTTCTGCAAAATATATGGATGCTGAATAAGCCGAAACGGGCCTGATGGCCCGTCCACCGGAACCGCCCCACCGGTGCTGATGATGGCAGGGCAACAGCGACAACATGAGCGCCCCCGGTTTATGGGTTCGGGTATTGGGTATCAATCCCCATATAAAAGATATGACCGCCCGGAAATTGCTTGTTGGGGCTTTGGCTGTTCTAATTCTGAAGAAAGGATGTGCAAATATGAGTGTTGGCAAGAAACTTCGGGAACTGCGTGGGAGCAGAACCCAAGACGAAATCTCCAAGGAACTTGGGATCACCAAATCTTCTTATGCCATGTATGAGCGTGATGAACGGGTTCCCCGTGATGAAGTGAAGGTTCGCATTTCCAATTTTTTTGGCGTTTCGGTTCAGGAACTTTTTTTTAACTAAATCGAGCACATATAGTGTTCAATAGGAGTAAGCACCATGAATGAAGTCAGTTTGAAACCGGTCATTGATGAACTTGAAACCTTGTTTTCAAAGTTCAACAAAGCCTTCTTTGAAGGGAAGTTGGAAAAGCCTGTGATCACCGTTTCCCCGGATCATACCCGTGGGGCCTATGGGTGGTGTACCGGTTGGAAGGCGTGGCAAGACGGCACCAAGGAAGGCGGCTATTACGAAATCAACCTGTGCGCCGAATACCTGAACCGCCCCTTTGAAGAAACCTGTGGAACCTTGCTTCACGAAATGGTTCACCTTCAGAACCTTCAGGACAATGTTCAAGACACTTCCCGTTCTGGTTCATACCACAACCGGAAGTTCAAGGAAACCGCTGAAGCCCACGGGCTGACCGTGGAGAAAGGCGAAAAGTACGGATGGCACAAAACCACCCTGAACCCGCAAGCTGAAGCCTTCGTGAAATCCCTTGGCAAGTCCGGCTTCTGTCTGGTTCGGCCCCGTACCAATCCGCTGAAGGGTTCCCGGAAGGGCGGTGGATCAAGTTCCCGTAAGTATGTTTGCCCTTGTTGCGGAACCATCATCCGGGCCACCAAGGAAGTTCATGTTCTCTGTGGAGAATGTGGAGTGGCCTTTGAAGAACAGGAGTGATAACCAATGAAGTTGATTGACACCAAGGATTGGAAGGCCGTTCACTTCAAGGATCGAACCATTTTGAGAAGTGACCGCAATCTTTACCCGGAAGCCGATTGGTGGGCTTTGGTTTCCACCGTGGATGTGGAACCGATGAAGGAACCCGGTCATTTCAAGGTGGTAAGCCAATGATGATCACCCGCCAAGTTCGCTGTAAGAAGTGTGGGGAAATGTTTCCCCTGACCTATCCCGAAAAGCTGTCTGACATTGGCCGGGATGTTATTTCTTACTGTCCGCCGTGTTTACACACGAAAATCTTAAAAAATGAAAGGAGTACGCACAATGACCACCTTTGCAGAGCGTTTGAAAAACGCTATGGAACAGGCCAACATGAGCCAATCCGCCCTGTCTGAACAGGCCGGGGCTTCCAAGGCCGCTATCAGCCAATACCTTTCCGGGAAGAACACCCCCGGCCCTGACCGTATCAAGGCCCTTGCCGATGCAACCGGCGTTTCCTTTGATTACCTGATGGGTTATGGAGCCGCCCCGGTTGCGGAACCGCCCATCAAGAAGATCAGTGTGAAGGAAGCCGCCCGGTGCATGGGAAAATCTGATCAGTTTGTCAGAATTGGCCTTCAGCGTGGCCTTCTTCCCTTCGGGAACGCTGTTCCCGGAACCGGCGCTTGCTGGAATTACTACATCAACCCCACCAAGTTCCGTGATTATGTGGGCGCTGATCAGTTCAATTCCTTCTTCGGCCTTACGGCCTGAAAGGGGAACACCGATGGATAACACCCGTGATGAACTGTTGGATTTGATCAGGAACGCCACCAACATTGATATGATTTGCTTCTTCGCCATTATCTATGTGGTTGCGCCCGATTCCCCCCCCCTATACGCCTATCGCCACCCGTGGCGAACTGAAGAAGGCAATTAAGCAGTTGCGGAGCGCCCAGCATAGCCCGGATTGCCCCGCTGAAATGTCTGAAGGCTTTGAAACGGCGATTCAGTACATCCGCCGTGAATGGCTTCACCAATGAAAGGATGGTTTATATGCTTCAGATCGGAATGATCGTTAAAATCTTGCCCGATGCGGAATACAGCGGCAAGTTCACCGGCTACATCGGCAAGGTGAAGAATTACTTTTCGCAGAACAAGAAGGTTGGCGTGGAACTTTTTCAGCAGACGAATGACGCAAGTTCCAAGGGCCTGTTTTGGTTCTCTGAATCCAAGGTGGTTGCGGCGGGTAGTCTGCCTGATGCCATGATGGAATATATCAAGGCCGATCTTAACGCCACCTTTGGCGTTGCAAATCACATCCGCCGTTCCCGTCAGACCGGCCTTCCGCAGATTAAGAAGGTCATTTATAGCGGCCCCAAGACAATCATTCTGTGGGCCGACAACACCAAAACCATTGTTTCTTGTGGGGAAGCGGATTCCTATGACTACTATTCCGGTTTCTGTGCCGCTGTGGTCAAGAAGCTGTTCGGTTCCACCACCCACGCCAAGAAGGTTTTGGGTGCTTCTATTCAGATCAATGATTAACCTATTCCAGCACCAACAACAGGCCCTTGATGAAACCGAGGGGAAGAACCGGGTGGCCTATTACCTTGATATGGGCCTTGGGAAAACCTTTGTTGGTTCCGAAAAAGCCCTGAAGTTGAACAGCCGTGTAAATCTTCTGGTGTGTCAATGTTCAAAGGTTCAAGACTGGATTGAACACATGACAGAAAATTACGCCATGAATCATTGTTGGATGATTTATGACATGACCAAGAAAAATGAATTTGATTGGTTCATGAAGGCCGCAATGGAAGTTGATAACCCGGATCGGATTTGTGGCGTGATCAACTATGAACTGACCTTCAGGCGGAATGTGCTGAAAACCCTGACCGGCTTCACGCTGATGTTGGATGAAAGTTCCCTGATCCAGAATGAGAACGCCAAACGGTCAAAGTTCATTCTTGGGCTGAAACCGGATAATGTGATCCTTCTGTCAGGCACCCCCACGGGCGGCAAGTATGAAAACCTGTGGAGCCAATGCCAACTGTTGGGGTGGAAGATTTCAAAGGAATTGTTCTGGAAGCAGTACATTCAAACGGAATGGGTGGAAACCGATGGCTTTTGGCGGCAACAGATTACCGGCTATAAGAATGTTGACCGGCTGAAGATGAAGCTGGCCGAACATGGGGCCGTTTTCATGACCACCGAACAGGCCGGGATCAGCCTTCCAAAACGGAACTGGATCAAGGTCAAAACCCGCCCTTCACCCCTTTATTGGAAGTTTTGGAATGATCGCTATGTTGCGATTGACAGCGCCAACCTTGGTGAATTTGAACTGGATGCTGATTTCTACGGTTCCAATGCCCATTGTGAACGGGAACTGATTGGCGATACCAGCTTGACCCGCCGCCTTTATGCCCGTCAGCTTTGCGGCCTATACAACCCGGCCCGTTATGAAGCCTTCCGGGATTTGGTGAACAGTACGGAAGATCGCTTGATTGTGTTCTATAACTTCACAGAAGAAATGGAACGCCTGAAGGGGATTGCCAAGGGCCTGAACCGGCCTGTGTCTGTTCTTTCCGGTGAAGAAAAGAACTTGGATGCTTACCGATACCAGCACAACAGCATTACCTTCATTCAGTATCAGGCCGGTGCAATGGGCGGCAACTTCCAGCTTGCCAACAAAATCATTTATTTCAGCGTTCCCCAAGGTTCGGAACTGTGGGAGCAATCCCAAAAGCGTATTCACCGCCTTGGTCAAGAAAGGCCCTGTTTCTATTACCTGATGATCTGTCCGGGAACGGTTGAAGAAGATATTCTTTCCAATTTGGAAATGAGAAAGGACTATACCGATGAACTATTCAGAAAGTATGAGCAAGCGGCAACAGCGCCGCAAAGCCCGTGATCAATGGTTCAGGCGGATGTTCCTTGTGGCCCTTCTGATGGGCCTTGCAATGGGCTTCGTATTTGGGCGCTGTTCCGCAATCGTCAGAGAACCCGCCCCGGATGCCACCATTGAACAGGATCAGCTTACCGCCGTGATCCCGGATGTGACCTTGGAGCCGGTAGAAACCCCGCTGGTGGAAGAATCCGTTGAACCTGAACCGGTGCTGTTGGGCAGTTTTAGAGTTACCGCCTATTGTTCCTGTGAAAAGTGTTGCGGCGAATGGGCCAAGAACCGGCCCAACGGCATTGTGTATGGTGCCGCTGGTGTGGAACTGAAGGCCGGTGTTTCCTGTGCTTCCCCGCTTCCCTTGGGAATCGTGGTGGAAGTGGAAGGCTTGGGTGAATACATCGTTCAGGATCGCCCCGCCCAATGGGTGATCGACAAATACGGTGAAAACCAGATCGACATTTATTTTGACAACCATGAAGCCGCTTCCGCCTTCGGCCTGAAGCAGTTGAATGTTTATCTGAAAGGAGAACCCGAAAAATGATCAAATGTGAAAATGCTTGCCCCCGTGGAAAGTTCGATGGGTGTTGCCACAAATGCCCGGAGTTCCACACTTGCCCTGATTCCTGTCAGGAAAACCCGAACGCCTGTGGTTCGGCCACCTTCGATGAAGAAACGGCCCTTCAGGAGTTCAAAAACACCCAGCTTGCCACCTTGAACGCCATTGCTTCCCTGACCGCCCACAAGAAGGCCATTGAGGATCAGGAAAAGGAAATGAAGGCCAAGCTGTATGAAGCAATGGTGAAGTTCGGCGTGGATAAGTTTGAATCCGATGTTCTGAACCTTACCCTTGTGAAGCCCACCAATGCCACCAGCATTGATTCCGCCAAGCTGAAGAAGAAATACCCGGACATTGCTTCCGAGTGTTCCAAGACTACCGCCAAGGCCGGTTATGTGAAGATTACCCTGAAGGGCGGTGGGGCCGATGGCAAGGGATGAATTATGGGATGCCCTGAAGGATCATGCCAAACAGGTTCATTCAGAACGGGTTGCAAAGAACCCCGACCGGATCGCTTATGCCATTCAGCAATTTGAAGCCCACGGCATTGAATATCAACTGAAGAATGAGCAAACCGGCCACTTCCATTGTTGGCGAAAATCTGATGATAAACTGTTCCAATTCTACGCTGGAACGGGGAAGATTCAGGGCTTTACCCAAGTCAGGGGTATTCATAGCCTGATTCAGATGTTGGAGGGGTGAGCCGTGGCCGATGAAAAGAACTTTGAAAACCGCCTGAAGAAGTGGCTGGAATCTGAAGGGATATATCCCTTGGGTGAACCTGTTGACCGCATGAGCGCCCCGCCTTGTGGCTTCTATGAAAAGCGTTGGGGTGGAAGCCGGTATGTGAAAAGCGGCCTTCCCGATATGCGGATCACCGTGAAGGGCATTGCCCTTGAAGTAGAGCTGAAGGCCACCAATGGAACCCCATCTGTGCTTCAGAAGCGGAATATTCGCCAAATCAATAATAGCGGCGGAATAGCAATGGTGCTATACCCACAAGGGTTTGACACATTCAAAGACATAATAAAGGGGGTGAAATCGTGTCCACAAGATTTTCCCATAGCCGGGTTGAAGTGTTTGATCGTTGCCCATTCAAATATCGGTTGCGATATGTTGATGGATTAGACACGATCCCGAACACGGACGCAGACAACGCCCTGATCCTTGGCACCGCCCTTCACACCGGCATTGAAGAAGGGGTTGAACAAGCCCTTGACTTCTACAAGAACAGCTTCCCGGTTCTGACGGATGATCACATTCATGAAATGATGAAGCTGGAAGCAATGATCCCCAAGGCAAAGGCCATGTTGCCACCGGGCGGAACCTTTGAACTTCCAATCGGGAACGCTGATTTCATCGGCTTCATGGATTATCTGTGGCCCTGTGGTTGGGATTCCAGAACCAATGAAACCTTGTTTGATCTGTACGATTTCAAGTATTCCAACAACGCCAAGAACTACGCCGTTTCCGGTCAGCTTCACGAATACAAGTATTGGTATGAACTGACCCATCCCGGCCACCGGATCAGGAATATGTATTTCCTGATTGTTCCCAAGGCAAAGATCAGGCAGAAAAGCACCGAAACCCTTTCCCAATTCCGTGACCGCTTGCAAGCGGCCTTGAAAGATGCTGAACCAACGCTGATGCCGGTTCAGTACAACCCCATGAAGATTGTGGACTTCCTGACCGATGTGAAGCACATGGTTGAAGCCACAGACTTTCCCAAGAACCCAAACCATTTTTGTGGATGGTGTGAGTATGAAGAATATTGTCAGAAAGGATGGGATTATATGTTACTTCCCAAGAATGAACGCCGTGACCTGAACGCCACCAAGAAGAAGGTTGTGTGGCTTTACGGCGCACCCTTCAGCGGCAAAACCTTCTTTGCCAATCAGTTCCCCGATCCCCTGATGTTGAACACGGATGGCAACATCAAGTTTGTGGATGCCCCCTATATCGCCATTCGTGACACCGTTACGGTGGAAGGCCGTATCACCAAGCGCAAGTTGGCCTATGAAGTGTTCATGGATGCCGTGGCCGAACTGGAAAAGAAACAGAACGATTTCCGAACCATCGTGGTTGACCTTCTGGAAGATGTTTATGAATCGTGCCGGGTTTACATCTGTGACCGTCAGGGCTGGAAGCATGAATCTGATGATTCCTTCCGTGCGTGGGATATGGTCAGAAGTGAGTTCCTGAACACCCTGAAGCGACTTGTGAATCTGGACTATGAAAACATCATCCTGATCAGCCATGAGGACAGAAGCCGTGACCTGACCCGCAAGGGCGGCGATAAGATCAGTTCCATCAAGCCGAACCTTCAGGATAAGGTGGCAAACAAGGTGGCCGGTATGGTTGATCTGGTGGCCCGTATCGTGGCGGACGATGATGAACGGGTGCTGTCTTTCAAGACTTCTGAAGTGATCTTCGGCGGTGGCCGTTTGACTGTCCGTGATAAGGAAATCCCGCTGACCTATGATGCTTTCTGTGAAGTCTACGAGGAAGCCAACCAGAAGGCCGCAGGAGCCGTGAAGCGTGGCGGCAATACCCCGGCTACCCCCGCACCTGAAACCACCGACACGCCCACCACAGCGCCCAGCAGAAGGGGCAGAAAGGCCAAGACTGCAACCCCGCCCCCGGCTGATAACTATGATCCGGCTGAAGATGCGGCAAAGGCGGCTTGTGGTGATCCTGATGGAACTTGGACACCGGGCGGCGGTGAACAGGATGATTCTGTTCCCGTGGATGAACCGGCCACCGGTGACACCCCGCCTTGGGATAATCTTCCCAAATGCCCGGATGGTGAACGCATTTTCAGACAGCACGATCAGAACCCGGAAATCCCCCTTTGCCCGTCCATTGACGCTGGCCACCGTTGCCACAAGGAAGGCGGCCCCGATGGTTGCCCACTGTGGGATCGCCCCAAGGCACAGGCAGAGGAACCCGCACCCAAGACGGATGCCAACCCGCCCCGCCGTACCCGGAAGAAGCGTGAAGAATAATGGCTGATGTGCTGATGATTGCCGGGAAGCCTGAAACCATCTTCAAGGCCCGTGATTTTGAATATCTGGTTGAAAAACACATGGGCTATGAAGCGGCCAAGTATTTCCGGGAATACGCTGAAAAAGCTGATGAAGAAGTCAGATCGGCCAAGGCCGGCGAAAACACAGACCTTGCTTCCTATGAAGCTGATCTTGAAAGCAACCGCAGAGCCTTTCAGGACATTCAGGATGAATTGATCTGCATTTCCAACATTCTTCGATGGAAACGGATGAACCGGGAGTTGCTTTCAGACCATGTGAAGCGCATTAAAACCATCATTTCCAACCAAATATAAGGAGGACGCAACATGAAAAACGATGCTTTGAACAGGTTCAAAGAAGAAATGAACCGCCGTGGCCTGATTCGCAAGATTCAGGTGTGTGCAAACCTGATCCCCCCCCCGCCTGATGCTGACCCGGAATCCCTGATCCAGCTTCACCGGAACGCCGCAAAGATGGCGATTGCCAACTATGCCGCCAACCACGATGATTTCTATGAAGTGATGTTTGATGCGGCGTTGGATCATCTGTTGGATGGGGTTCTGACCGATGATCTGTTTGCCCCTGATAAGGAATTTGCCCCTACGAAAGAAGAAGTTGACACTATGAACCGGGCCAAGGAAACCGCTGAACTTGTGAACGGCCTGTTTCATGGGTTGGCTGATATTCTCAAAACCATTTGAACATAACAACATTTTTTGGAGGTAAAAAACTATGGCTATTGATTTTGACAAGATTGATCGTTCTGTTGATCTGAAGGGCCTTCAGGCTGATGTGGAGGATGCCAAGAAGAACGGCGGCGGTGATTTCCCCACCATTCCCGCTGGCAAGTATGAAGTGAAGCTGGAAAGCATGGAGATCAAAGGCACCAAGGCCGATCCCAACCGCCCCATGCTGGCCGTGTCCTTCAAAATCCTGTCCGGTGAGTTCAAGAACCAGCGCCTTTTCATGAACCGTGTCCTTTACGGCACCAAAAATGACAAGAACATGATCGCTTCCGCTATGGGCTTCCTTGAAAAGCTGGATTCCGGTGTTCCTATCAGCTTCACCAGCTACAAGCAGTTTGCCCAGCTTGTTCTTGATGTGGCGGAAGCTATTGATGGAACCTTGGAATATGCGGTGGACTATGATGATTCCCGCTTCAATTCCATCACTGTTGAGGAGGTTTTTGAGGTTGAAAACTGACCGCAGATTTTTTATAATCAAATCGAGCACAAATAGTGCTTGATGCGGTTTTGAACCTTAACTTTCAAGCACAACCTGTGGGGCTTCGGCCCCACAATGGCCCCAAGTGAAAGCCTTCCCGTGGCGGGGCTGATAAGGCGGCAACGCTGACCGATTTCACAAAAGCTGAAAGGATGTGAGTTGATGATCTTCTATGATTTTGAGGTTTTCCGGTATGACTGGTTGGTTGTCCTGATCGACCTGAACGCCCGGAAAGAAACCGTGATTATCAATGATCCCGACAAGCTGAAGCGTTTCTATGAGGAACACAAGGGCGTGATTTGGGCCGGTTACAATTCCCGGAACTATGATCAGTACATCCTAAAGGCCATTCTGTGTGGGTTTGATCCAAAGCCTGTGAATGATTGGATCATTGCAGAAAATAAACCCGGTTACAGATATTCAAGCCTGTTCAGGGAATACCCGCTGATCAATTATGATGTGATGCCGAACCCGCCAATCAGCCTGAAGGCGCTGGAAGCGTTCATGGGCCATTCCATAAAAGAAACTTCTGTTCCCTTCGACATTGACCGGCCTTTGACTGAAGCAGAGTTGGCCGAAACGGTCAAATATTGCCGCCATGATGTGGAACAGACGGTGGAAGTGTGGTTACGGCGGAAGGAAGATGAATTTGATGCCCAAATGTCACTTGTGAAGGCGTTTCACCTTCCCATTTCTGACATTGGCCGCACCAAAGCACAGCTTTCCGCCAAAATCCTTGGGGCCGTTCAAAGGGAACACAATGATGAATTTGAAATTGAGTTCCCGCCCAGCTTGCGGATCGAAAAATACACGGAAGTTTTGAATTGGTACAAGAACCCCTTGAACCGTGATTATTCCAAAACCCTTGAACTGGATGTGGCCGGGGTTCCCCATGTGTTCGCTTGGGGTGGCCTTCATGGGGCCATTCCCAAATATCACGGGGAAGGCTGGTTCGTCAATGTGGATGTGGCTTCCTATTACCCATCTTTGATGCTGGTTTATAAGTGGCTTTCCCGCAATGTTCACGATCCTTCCAAGTATGCGGAAATCTACCACACCCGCCTGAAGCTGAAGGCAGAGAAGAACCCCATGCAACAGCCTTACAAGATTGTTCTGAACAGCACCTATGGCGCTATGAAGGATAAGCACAATGCCATGTATGATCCCCGGCAAGCCAACAATGTTTGTGTGGGCGGTCAACTTCTTCTTCTGGATTTGATTGAACGGCTGGAAGATCATTGTGAAATCATCCAGAGCAACACGGATGGTATTTTGGTCAAACTTCGCCGGTATGAAGATTTTGAAATGCTGGATGATCTATGTTGGGAGTGGGAGCAAAGAACCGGGATGCGCCTTGAATTTGATGAATTTCAAAAGGTGTATCAGAAGGATGTGAACAATTACATCATTATTCCTTCCGGGCCGCTTCGTGATGAAAAAGGGAAACCCCGCTGGAAGTGCAAGGGTGCCTATGTCAAAAAGCTGTCTGATCTGGATTATGACCTTCCCATTGTCAACCGGGCCATTGTGAACTATTTCCTTCATGGGATCAGCCCGGAAACAACCATCATGGAATGTTCCGATCTTCGAGATTTTCAGAAGGTTGTGAAGGTGTCCAGCAAGTACAAATACGCCCTTTATTCCCCGGTGATTACGGAAGCCAAGATCAGGGATGAAAAAGGCCGTTCCAAGAAAATCATCCGCTTCAGCGGCGGTGAGGTTCAGACAGATAAAACCTTCCGGGTGTTCGCTTCCAAGGATCAGAGCAAGGGCGGAATCTTCAAGGTTTCCGGGAAAATCGTCAAGGGCCGGGAAAAGAACCCTGAAAAGTTCGGCAACACCCCGGATCATTGTTTCTTCATCAATGATGATGTGACCAATCTTCCTATCCCGGATGAACTGGACAAGCAATATTACATTGATGTTGCTTGGGATCGGTTGAAAGATTTCGGGGTGGAACGATGAACAATAAAACCTTTCGGGGGGGGGAGCGTTGAAGCATGGAACTGTTTAGGGGCTATGTGCCTACCAGAAATAAACAATGCCTTGAAAAGTTCAAAGGCGTTGAAAAACTGAAAACCCGTTCTGAAGTCCAAGACCTTGATGAATACGCCGGTATTCTTGGGGAAGAAACCATTCTGATTGATGTGGACGATGCGGAAACATCTGAACTTTTGTTCAGAATTGTTCAGGATTTAGAACTGAAGTGCAGAGTGTACGCCACCACACGGGGAAAACACTTCTTGTTCAAGAACTGTGGTGTTAAAAAAAGCTGGACGAAATGCACCTTGGCCGTGGGTATCACCACGGATGGAAAGGTTGGAGCCAATAACAGCTATGAAATCTTGAAGTCCGGTGGCGTGGAACGGCCCATTCTGTATGACTTCCCTGAAGGGGAGATTCAGGAACTTCCCAAATGGCTGACCCCGGTGAAAAGCAACTATGATTTTCCGAACCTTGGGGAAGGTGATGGGCGGAACCAAACCCTGTTCAACTACATTCTGACCCTTCAGAGTGACGATTTTACCAAGGAAGAAGCCCGTGAATGTATCAGGCTGATTAACCGTTATGTGTTGAAGAAGCCCCTTTCCGACAAGGAACTTGATGTGATCCTTCGGGATGATGCCTTCAAGAAAACATCCTTCTTCCGGGATAAAACCTTCCTGTTTGATAAGTTCGCCACCTACCTGAAGAACAACAACCATATTGTGAAGATCAATAACCAGCTTCACATTTACAAGGATGGTATCTATGTTTCCGGTGCCGGTGAGATTGAAGGGGCCATGATCAAGCTGATCAGCAACCTGAAACGGGCGTGGCGTTCGGAAGTCCTGTCCTATCTGGAAATCATGATTGAGGAAAACACCAAGGCCACCAACCCGAATATCATTGCTTTCAGCAACGGCCTTTACAATATCCGGGATGGTTCCTTCAAAGAGTTCACCCCGGATGTGGTCATTACAAATAAAATCCCGTGGCCGTACAACCCCGCCGCCCATGATGATCTGTTGGATCATACCCTGAACCGGCTGGCCTGTGATGATCCTGAAGTCCGGGCCTTGCTGGAAGAAATGGTGGGCTATTGTATGTACCGCCGCAATGAACTTGGCAAAGCCTTCATCCTGATTGGCGATAAGAGCAACGGCAAATCCACCTTTCTTCATGTGGTGAAGAACCTTCTTGGGGATCAGAACATTGCTTCCCTTGACCTGAAGGAATTGGGCGATAGGTTCAAAACCGCTGAACTGTTCGGCAAGCTGGCGAACATCGGTGATGATATTGGTGATGAATTTATTGCCAATGCTTCCGTGTTCAAGAAGCTGGTCACGGGTGATCGGGTGAATGTGGAGCGCAAAGGCCAAGATCCTTTTGAGTTCAACAATTATTCCAAGTTCCTGTTCAGCGCCAACAATATCCCCCGTATCAAGGACAAAACCGGAGCCGTTCAGCGGCGTTTGGTGATTGTTCCCTTCGATGCCAAGTTCACCCCCAATGATGCTGACTTCCGCCCGTTCATCAAGGATGAACTGTGTGAACAGGATTCTATGGAATATCTGGCCTTGCTTGGCCTTCAGGGGTTGAAGCGGGTTCTTGGGAACGCACAGTTCACTACTTCCACCAGAGTTCAGGGGCAGTTGGACGAATATGAGGAAAACAACAACCCCATTATTGGGTTCATCAATGAAGTGGGCCTTGACGGGATTGAAAATGAAGCCACCGATTCCGTGTATCGCCGGTATAAGGAATATTGTATTGCAAACAACTTCCAAGCCCTTTCCAAGATTGAGTTTTCCCGGCAGATCACAAAACGCTGTGGCTTCACAACGGTTCCAAAGTGGATCAGAAACCGGAAAACCCGTGTATTTGTGAAAGGCGGTGACACAGAATGAGTGGTTCCAAGAAGGTGTTCACCACATTAGGCAGTTCCAACCATGTTCCTGAAGAACGAGAAGCATTTGATTACTACGCCACCGATCCAAGGGCCGTGGAAATGCTTCTGGAACTGGAACAGTTTTCCCCGGTCATTTGGGAACCGGCCTGTGGTGAAGGCCACATTTCCAAGGTACTTCAGGCCCACGGTTATGAAGTCATTTCAACCGATCTAATTTACCGGGGCTTCGGTGATCCTGAACCGCTGGATTTCCTGAAGGAAACGCTGGACGATTTTGAAGGCGATATAATCACAAACCCGCCATATTCAATGGGGCTTGAATTTGTTCAAAGGGCGCTTGAAAGCGTCCGCCCCGGTGGGAAAGTGGCTATGTTCCTGAAGGTTCAGTTCTTGGAGGGGCAAAAACGGGGTGAGTTCTTCAGGCATACCCCCCCCGAAAGGTTTATATCAGCCGTTCCCGGCTGGCCTGTTATAAAAACGGCGATATGACCGGGAAACCGGAAAGCGCCATTGCCTATGCGTGGTATGTGTGGGAAAAGGGCTTCACCGGTGATCCGGTGATTAAATGGTTCAACTGAAAGGATGGTGCTGAATGGCCCACGAATATTCCAAGTTCAAGAACAAAAACATTCCCTATGCCAAGGTTGGGCGGCGGGTGTTCAATAGCCTGTTTGATGCAGAAACCTTTTGCACCGAACACGGCCTTGATGTCAATTCAGCTATTGAATATCGGGATGATCCTGAATTGAAAAATAACATTCAAACAATCGCCCAATACCAGAAGGCCATTCTTCAGGAATGTTTAGACCGGCTGAAGACCCGTGCTGAAGCCTTGGTTCAAGAAATCAATCGGTGTAATGCTGATTTGGAAAAGTGCCACCCGCTGGATCGTGGTTTCTTAACGGATCGGCGGAATGAAGCCATTGCAAAGCATACGGGTACGATGGAAGCCCGTGAGATTGTGGCCGGATTGAAAAATAATTTAGAAAGGTTGACTGGTTGGCATGATTAAAGACAGCGGTGAACGCACCGAGTTTGGAACCGGCGCTGTTCGTGATATGCACAGCGGCAAAGGCCGCATGGATTTACTTCCGTAGGAAGCCTTGATAGAGGTTTCCAAGCATTGTGAAGAAGGGGCCTTGAAGTATGGTGAACGGAACTGTGAAAAAGGTATTCCCATTCACAGCCTGATTGATTCGGCCTTCCGCCACCTTGCCAAGTACATGATGGGGATGGACGATGAACCCCACCTTCGGGCGGCTTGCTGGAATTGCCTGTTCGCCCTTTACATGGAAATCAAACACCCGGAACTTCAGGATATTCCAGCACGAATGAAGGCCCCGGTTCCCAAAATCAAGGCGGCTTCGGAGCCGTGCCGCCGATGCAAACACCGTGACCGCTTCGGGGATGAATTTCCCTGTGATGAATGTGTTCACAGACAGAACGGCACCGATGATATGTTTTACCCGGCAGATTGTAAGGAGGATGCAGAACAATGAAAATTATCAAGCCTGATGTGCAGTTCATCACCCCGATTGATGGGGCCACCATTCTGAAGCGGCTGGAACAATGTGGCCGTGTCTGCTACAAGTCCGAGGATAAGATCACGGAAGGTTCCACTGAAAAGTTCGTTGCCGGGATCATCAAGCGTGGGCATGAAGCGGTTCTGGAACATTGTTCCTTCACGGTGAAGTTCATTTGTGATCGTGGGGTTTCTCATGAGATCGTCCGCCACCGGATGGCTTCTTACTGTCAGGAATCCACCCGCTATTGCAATTATGGCAAGGGCAAGTTCGGTGAGGAAATCACGGTGATCAAGCCTTGTTTTTGGGATGAAAACACCTTGGGCGAGAAGGTGAAAATGGATTGTTGGAAAATTGCCATGCGGGATGCTGAAGATGCCTATTTTGCCTTGCTGGATGAAGGCTGTTCCCCGCAAGAAGCCCGTTCGGTTCTTCCCAACAGCCTGAAAACGGAAGTGGTCATGACGGCCAACATTCGTGAATGGCGGCATTTCCTGAAGTTGCGCTGTTCACCCGCCGCACATCCGCAGATGCGGGAAGTGGCCTTGATCCTGTTGGACAAGGTTCATTGGCTGATTCCAGTGTGCTTCGATGATATTTGGAGTGAATACCATGCCGATGTTTAAGAAGTCCGGTGGTAAAATCTTCGCCGTTCAGTTCAACAAAGCTGAAGAACGGGCCTTGGATCAGGAAATCAAGAAACAGATTGTGGAAAATGATCGGGCCTTTGACATGGACAAAGAATCATCCATCCTGTGGATGCTTCACACCCAATTTGGCTTTGGCCCAAAGCGCCTGAAGCTGGCGTGGAAGCTGTTCTATGCCGAAACCTTGAAGCTACGGGAATATTACCTGATGGAACAAGCCGATGATGGGTGGTTGGCCCGTAAAAAGCTGAAGGACATTGGGTGTGACATTGAAGAATGGTACAGAGAAGAAGGAGGGAAAACCGATGCCTAAACCTTGGGAAAATGCTGAAGGGTATCACGATCCGACAGCCTACCACGGCACAAAGAACATCATCCGTGACGAGGATGAACAGCAGAAGCGGGTGAACACCCTGATCTTCGTCCTGAAGTACATCACCCGTTTGGCGGGGTTTGAACTTCTGAACCGTATTGAAATCAAAGACCGTAAGACCGGGAGGGAATACAAATGATCAATAAGCCTTGCCCTTTCTGTGGCGGGGAACCCTTTTTCATGGATAATGATGGGTGGTATTGGGTTCGTTGCAGAAAATGTGGGGTTGAAACACCCGGATCAGATATAAAAGAAATAGCGGAAAATCAATGGAATAGGCGGGTGAAACACCGATGAAGAAAATGCTGGTGGTGCTGACCCTTGTGCTGTTGCTTATGGCCGTGGCCGAGTATTTCAGCATTGATCCCGTTTGGTTCCTGATTGTCTGGTATCTTTCAGACAATATTTCCGCCTGAACAGGTGCTTCTTCAGTAGGGGTTGGAACAGCGTGTGGAACAGGTATGGAATAGATGTTTTTTCTATATCTGTTCCGCACGAAAACCCTTGATTTTCAAGACTTTTTCAGTTGTTTTCAGAGAACGGAACAGATGGAACAGATGTAAATATACTTTCTTCTTATTAAGAAAAAAATATATAAGAAATGTGTATATAAGGAACTGCCCGTTTTATCTGTTCCATGCGTTCCAAAGTCCTGAAACCACTTGATTTTTCAGCATTTATTAACGGTACAGATGCAATGAAAACGGAACAGACCACCGCAGAAAGGATGTGTTACATAGTGAATGACAAAGACCTTTCCCAACAGGCTAAAGAATACTTTGCCCAAATCAGGAAAACGGATCGTTTGATCCATCGGCTTGATAGCACCATTGCAACCTTGCGTTCCAGCTTGACTTCTACCGGAAGCCAACTGAAACAGGACAAGGTTCAGACTTCAGGCCCCAAGAATACCCTTGAAGAAACCATCACCAAGATTATTGATCTTGAAGCCAAGATCAATGCCCGGATTGATGAACTTGTGAGCATGAAACAGGAAGCGTTCACCATGATCAACCGGATTCCTGACCTTGATCAGCAAAATATTCTGATCGGGCGCTATATTCAGTTGAAAAAATGGGAAGATATTTCTGAAGAACTGAATTATTCTATGCAATGGGTTTTTGAACTTCACGGAAAAGGTTTACTTGCTTTTGCCAAGGCAAACAGCGACTTTCTAAACAACCGAGAAAACCAGAGTGCCACCGGTTCCAAACAGAGTAAAGAATCGGTAGAATAGTAAATAAGAAATTGCGCCTACGGGAAACCGGGGGCGCTTTTTCTATGCCTGATGAAAGGGGTGAATACCTATGACACCAAGACAACGGAAGTTCTGTGATGAATACCTGATCAGCGGCAACGCTACGGATGCGGCAATCAAGGCGGGGTATTCGCCCAAGACCGCAAAGCAGACGGGTTCTGAAAACCTTGCAAAACCTGACTTGAAAGCGTACATCGAAACCGAACTTGAAAAACTTCATTCGGCCAAGATCGCTGACGCTGAAGAAGTCATGAAATACCTGACTTCGGTAATGCGGGGTGAACATACTGAAGAAATCCCGATCCTGTGCGGTGACGGTTGCCAAGAGTTGACACAGAAAGAGGTTGGAGCCAAAGAAAGGCTGAAGGCCGCTGAATTGATTGGCAAGCGTTATGGTATGTTCACGGACAAGGTAGGTGTGGAAGGGGCCGTTCCGGTGATTATCACGGGGGATGATCAACTTGAAGATTAGCCCACAGGCCAAGCGGGTTCACCTTCCTGAAGTGGTTGGTAAGGGTTACGGAACCTTCTGGAACTTCAAAGGCCGTTACCGGGTGTGTAAGGGAAGCCGTGCTTCCAAGAAATCCAAGACCACGGCCCTGAACATCATCAAACGGATGATGCAATACCCGGAAGCCAATACCCTTGTGGTTCGCAAGGTGTTCAGAACCTTGAAAGATTCCTGTTTCACTGAACTGAAATGGGCAATCAACCGCCTTGGGGTTTCAGCCTATTGGGAAATCAAGGAAAGCCCCCTTGAAATGACCTACCTTCCCACCGGTCAGAAGATTTACTTTCGGGGCCTTGATGATCCCCTGAAGGTCACTTCAATTACGGTTGAAATAGGGTTTCTGTGCTGGTGCTGGATTGAAGAAGCATACGAAATCATGAATGAAGCTGATTTTGATATGCTGGATGAATCCATTCGTGGTGCTATCCCGGAAGAAACCGGCCTGTTCAAGCAAATCACGCTGACATTCAACCCGTGGAACGAAAAGCATTGGATCAGGAAACGCTTCTTCGGGGAGATCACCGGCAAGGATGCCCAAGGGAACCCCACATACAAGTTCCATGATAGCTGGATTTCCCCTGATGGTCAGATTTTCGCAACCACCACCAATTACCTGTGTAATGAATGGCTGGATGAAGCTGATCTGAAGGTTTTCCAGACTATGAAGGAAACCAACCCACGGCGCTATAAAGTGGCTGGCCTTGGTGGTTGGGGCATTGTGGATGGCCTGATCTTTGAGAACTGGCGGGAAGAAGCCTTCAATGTGAAGGAAGTAAGCGCCAAGGCCGGTGTGAAATCCGCCTTTGGCCTTGACTTTGGCTATACCAATGACCCAACGGCGCTTTTCTGTGGGCTTGTCAGCAAGGAAGAAAAGACCATTTGGGTGTTTGATGAACTGTATGAAAAAGCCCTGACCAACCGGGCCATTTGTGACCGGGTAACGGCTATGGGCTATGCCAAGGAACGGATCAAGGCCGATTGCGCCGAACCAAAGAGCATTGACGAATTGCGGGAAGCTGGCCTTCATCGTATCAGAGCCGCCCGGAAGGGCAAGGACAGCGTGAACAATGGCATTCAGTACATTCAAGGCTATACCATCATCATTCATCCCCGGTGTGTGAACTTCATCACTGAAATTTCAAACTACACTTGGGATGAAGATAAGTTTGGAACCAAGATCAACATTCCCATTGATGATTTTAACCACCTGATGGACGCTATGCGTTATGCCCTTGAAGATATGCTGGTTGGTTCTGCCTTTAGCTTTGAGTAACACGGTAGTAACAACAGGCCCCGGAAATCAAGTGTTTCCGGGGTTCTGTGTTTATTGAGCAATAGGAAGGAACGGCCCATGTTTGAGCAACAGCAGATTTTGAAAAAGATTGAACAATGAGCTGAACGCTTGCCCTATAAAACTTTGAAGATTGAAGTGGAACTGTCCAATCAAACGCTGATCTTGGAGAAATCCAGACAGCGCCCCATTGGATTCCAAGCCCCCCCCCCACAAAAGGAAGGTGATTGAATGCTATTTCTGAATACTGAAACCGCCCGGATCAATCGCCTGATTGAAGAAGGGGCTGGCCGTGGCCTGACGGAACTTGAATTCTTTGGCCGGGAAATTGCCGCTTGGAAGAAGTCACCGGAACGGATGGCCCAAATCACCGGTGATCGCTACTATGATGGAAAGCATGATATTCTTGACCGGAAAAGAACGGCCATTGGGCCTGATGGGAAGTTGCAAGTGGTTGACAACCTTCCCAATAACAAGGTGATTGATAACCAGTATGCAAAGATGGTGGATCAGAAAACCAACTATCTTTTGGGTAAGCCGGTCACTTTTGACTGTGAAAATGATACCTATTCGGCCTTGCTGAAGAAACGGTTCAATTCCGCCTTTCAAAGAACCCTGAAATACCTTGGTGAAGATGCCTTCAATGGTGGGCTTTGCTGGTTGTTCATCTATTACGATGAAAAAGGTGTTCTTTCTTTCCGGCGCTTTCCGGCCTATCAGGTTTTGCCGTTTTGGGCTGACGATGATCATACCAAGCTGGATGCCGCCGCAAGATTGTACCTTCAGGAAGTTTGGGACGGGATCACAAAGAAGTTGGTTGAACGGGTGGAACTTTACAAGCCTGATGGGATTTACCGTTATGTGCTTGATGGTTCAACCCTGATTCCTGATGTTGAACTTGGAGATTATGCGCCCTATATCACGGTTCAAGGCAAGGATGGCCCGGAAGCCTATGCTTGGGATCGCTTTCCCCTGATCCCGTTCAAGTACAACAAACAGGAAACCCCGCTGATCATGCGGGTGAAATCCCTTCAGGATGGCATTAACACCATGCTTTCCGACTTTGAAAACAATATGCAAGAGGACGCACGGAACACCATTTTGATTCTGAAGAATTACGATGGTGAAAACCTTGGGGAGTTCCGGCACAATCTGGCCGCTTTTGGAGCCGTGAAAGTTCGGGATGATGGCGGGGTTGAAACCCTGACCGTGGAAGTCAATTCTGAAAACTACAAAGCCATTTTGGAAGTGTTCAAGAAAGCCTTGATTGAAAACGCCCGTGGCTATGATGCCAAGGATGATCGTATGAGCGGGAACCCTAATCAAATGAACATCCAATCCATGTATTCTGACATTGACCTTGATGCAAACGGCATGGAAACGGAATTTCAAGCGGCTTTTGAACAGCTTCTTTGGTTCATCAACCAAGATATGAAAACGAAAGGTGAAGGTGACTTTGAGAATGAAGAAGTTACTGTGATCTTCAACCGGGATATTCTGATCAATGAATCTGAAGCAATCGCAAATTGCGCTTCTTCTGTTGGTATTCTGTCCAATGAAACCATTGTTGGACAGCACCCGTGGACAACCGATGTAAAGAAGGAATTGGAACGGCTTCAGAAGGAAAAGCAAGAAGCCGTTGATGAATATGCCGGAGCCTTTGGGAATGTACCCAAAAACAATGATCCTGAAGGCGGGGAAGAATAATCCCCGCCTTCCTATATGCCGGGGCAATAATGGGGCGGGGCCGGGGGTTCACCTCCTTCCCCCGGTCAAGGGTGCAATTCCCTTCCCCGGCACCACATGGCGCATTGGTCAAGAGGTCAAGACACCGCCCTTTCACGGCGGTAACACGGGTTCGATTCCCGTATGCGTCACCATTTATGCTGAAGTGGATGGAATAGGCAGACACGGCGGATTCAAAATCCGTTGCCGCAAGGCGTGTGGGTTCAAGTCCCACCTTCAGCACCAATATTGGGGTGTAGCCAAGAGGTGAGGCAAGGGGTTTTGACCCCCTGATCCGTTGGTTCGATTCCAACCATCCCAGCCATACCAAGAAGGGAGTGTGACCCCGTGAAAAATGCTGACTACTGGCGGGGCCGGTTCTCCGTTCTTGAAGAAGCGGCCCACAAACAAACTGATGAATACCTTCAGAGCCTTGAAGATATTTACCGGGAAGCTGAACAAACAGTTCAAAAGGACATTGAAAGTTGGTATCAGCGTTTTGCCACCAACAACAATGTTACTTTGGCAGAAGCCCGGAAAATGCTGACTACCGGACAGCTTGAAGAATTCAAGTGGACAGCGGAACAGTATGTGAAGGCCGCACAAAAAGCCAACCTTTCAGAAGAATGGATCAAGAAGCTGGAAAACGCTTCTGCCCGTTTTCATGTCAGCCGCCTTGAAGCTATCCAATTTCAGATTCAACAGCAAATTGAACTTCTGTATGGAAATCAGGTTGATGGGATTGATGATCTTCTGAAAGATGTGATTTCCAACGGGTACACCCGTGGGGCCTTTGAAATTCAGAAGGGCATTGGCCTTGGATGGGATTTCACCGCCCTGAATCAGAAGAAACTTGAAACATTGCTTTCAAAACCTTGGACAACAGACGGAAAGACCTTCCGGGATCGCTGTTGGACGAATAAGGCGGAATTGGTGGACACCGTAAACAAGGAACTGATTCAAGGAATGTTGCGGGGTGATCCATCTTCCAAGATTATCACGGCCATTCAAAAGAAGTTTGGAACTTCCCGCTACAAGGCAAGGCGGCTGGTTCACACAGAAACCACCTATTTCAACGCTGTTTCCAAAACCCAAATGTATAAAGATTTGGGAGTTGAACAGATTGAAATTGTGGAAACGCTGGATTCCCGTACTTGCCCTATCTGTCAGCCCCTTGATGGAAAGGTGATCCCACTTTCCCAATATGAACCCGGTGTGACTGTCCCACCCTTCCACCCGAATTGCCGGGGAACCACTTGCCCCTATTATGACGATATGGAAGGCGAAAGAGCCGCCCGGAATGCTGATGGGGAAGTTTACTATGTTCCCGCCAACATGACCTTTACCCAATGGAAGAAGGCTTTTGTGGATGGCGTGAAGGATGGTTTGACGGTTGCCACCGTGGGCGCTATAATGAAAACGGTGGATGAATGCACCACAGTTGAAGAAGTGGAAGCCTTAATGAAAGAACAAAGGTGGTTTTATCAGACTACCCTTCCCGATGGAAGCCCATTTGATGGGAACCAGCTTCTTTCTTTGCAAGGGTGTGATGTTGATACCGCCAAGGCTATTTTCAAAGCCCATGAAAATGTGTTCAACCGCCTTCCTGAATTGCGGGGGCAACTGAATTGTATCAATGCCCGGAAATTGAGTGCTGGAACCTATGCCCAATGTTCTTATGGGTTGGGCCGTGGCGGAATTTCTGTGAACACTTCTTATTTTTCCGATGTGGAACGATTGACCAAACTTTATGCAAATGATTTGGCCCACGGCTTCCACCCAGCGGGAACCACTTATGGTTCCATTGTCACCCATGAATTGGGCCATGCGGTGGATGATTACCTTTCTGTGATCCACCAGTTGGCCGGATTGAATGGATGGAGAGCCAAGAAGGTTTCCGCTTATCTTCGCCCCAAGGTGATGAAGGCTTGTGGGTTGAAAGTTTCCGACACCAGAACAGCGGTGAGCGGCTACGCCACCCAAGATGCCCAAGAATGGTTTGCTGAATGCTTCTGTGAATGGATGGATAGTGAGAACCCCCGTCCCGTTGCGGTGGAATTTGGTAAACAGCTTTTGGAATTGATGAAGGGGATGAAATAAGATGCCGATGCCCAATTTTTTCACAAGTGAATGGTTTGTGCCTGAAGTTGATAATTGGCACCTGAAGGAAGGCGCACCCCCGGAAGTGGTGGAAGAATTTGAAGCCTATATGAAGCGCCTGAAAGAGAATGAACAAAACAATATTGTTGAATGAGCCACCCCCGGCGTTGCCGGTGGTGGTTTTTTCATACCCATTCGCCCCTTTCCCGGTTTGGGCGGTAAAGTGAGCCGGGGGAAATCGTGGTTCCTGACCCACGGTAAAAAAGGATTTTGTAATGGAGGTATTTGCTATGACCAAAGAAAGTTTGATGGCTATGGGCTTGACTGAAGATCAGGCAACAAAGGTGATGGAAGCCTTGAACGGTTCTTTTGTTCCCAAGACCCGGTTTAATGAGGTCAACACGGAACTTCAGACCGCAAAGGCCACCATCAAGGAGCGGGATTCCCAGCTTGAAGCCCTTCAGAAGTCCACCGGTGATGTGGAAGCCCTGAAAAATCAAATCACCGAACTGCAAACGGCCAACACCGATCAGCAGAAGAAGCATGATGCCGAACTGAAGAAGCTGAAGATTGATAACGCTGTGGATTCCGCCCTGAAGGATGCCAAGGCAATCAACCCGGCCACGGTTCGCCCCCTTCTGACTGCGTTTTTGGAGAAGGCCACGGTTTCTGATGATGGCACCATTCCCGGCCTGTCTGATGAAATCGGCAAGCTGGTGAAGGGTGAAGGCACCAGCTTTCTTTTCAAGGCGGATACCAACACCACCCCCACTGTTTCCGGCACTTCCCCCGCTGGAAGCGTAACCACCCCGCCCGATCCCAAAACCAGCGGTTATGAAACCCGTCTGGCTGATGCCCGGAAAGCTGGAAATTCCGCCTTGGCTGTGGCAATCAAGAGAGAAGCCGCCGCTGAAGGCATTCAGCTTTTCTAATCTGAAAAATTTTGACACAAGAAAGGATGTTTGATTATGCCTGTCAATATCACTGGAACTGGTAACACTTTCAATCTTCCCAATTTCGCCGGTGATCTGTTCACCGCTTCCCCCACCCAAACCCCCTTCCTGTCCATGATCGGCGGCTTGTCCGGTGGCATGAAAACCGAGAATGACGAGTTCCCCACCGGTCAGCTTTATGAATTCCCTGAAGCGGCCCAGCCTGCTATCACTGAAGATGCGTCTGAAACTGCCCCCGCCGCAACTGCGCTGGGTCGTGAGCAGAAAACCAATGTGACCCAAATCTTCCACGAGGCTATCACCATCACCTATGCAAAGATGGCGAACCGTGGCAAGCTGTCCGGCCTGAACACCGCTGGTCAGGCGGCCAACCCCACTTCTGAACTGGATTGGCAGGTTGCCCAGCGCCTGAAGAAGATTGCCCGTGATGTGGAATTCACCTTCCTGAACGGCACCTTCAACAAGGCCACCGCTTCCAATCAGGCCAACAAGACCCGTGGTATGTTTGAACTGTGTTCCACCGGCACCACCATTGCCGCTGGTAATGCGGCCATTTCCGTTGACCTTCTGAAGCAGTTGTTCAAGGCTATGGCTGATGCCGGTGCCATGTTCGGCAACATGGTTCTGTTCTGTGGTTCTGATCAGAAGCAGAGAATCACCGCCCTGTATGAAAAGCAGTTGGGCTACAACACCCCCGCTTCCCGCAATATCGGCGGCATGAACATCACCGAACTGGAAACCGACTTCTTCAAGATGGGCGTTGCCTACAACCCCTTTGTTCCCAATGATCGTATTCTGATCGCTGATGTTTCCGCCTGTGCGCCTGTTTTTCAGGATGTTCCCGGCAAGGGTACGCTGTTCCTTGAAGATTTGGCAAAGACCGGTGCCGCCGAAAAGAAGCAGATTTATGGTGAAATCGGCCTTGACCACGGCCCCGCTTTCCTGCACGGTTCCATTACCGGCCTTGATTACACTGGCCGGGAGTAAGGAGGTATGACCCATGTATAAGATCACCGGTAAACAGAAGTTTGGCGCTGTGTGGGCCAACGGTGAATGTGTGGCTATCTTCAATCGGGGGGTGGCCTATACCAATGACACCGCCAAGGCCGACATTTTGAGAGCCAAAGGCTACACCGTGGAAGGTGAGCCGGATCAGGTGGAAGTTCAGGCTGACCCCCTGAAGAAAATGACCGTGGATGAACTGAAGGAATATGCCGCCACCAACGGCATTGACCTTGGGGAAGCCACCAAGAAGGCTGACATTTTGGCCGCTATTCAGGCGGCGGAAACCGGCAACGATGAATAAGAAGGCGGTGATCCCCGTTGCGTGAAGAAGTTGTTTCCATGTTGATGGCCCTTGGCGTAACGGGGGCCGCTGATGATCCCTTGCTTGATATTGTGATCCGCAATGTTCAGTATAGGGTTCAGAATGAAACCAACCAAAGTGAACTTCCTGAAGGGCTGGTAAGCGTGGCCGTTTATATGGCCGTGGGCGAATACCTGAACATGAAGAAGGTTTCCGGGCAGTTGGAAGGGTTTGATCTTGATGCGGCTATCAAGCAAATTCAGGAAGGCGATACCAACACGGTTTTTGCCATTGGTGATGGTAGTTCAACCCCTGAACAGCGGTTGGATGCCCTGATTTCTTATCTGATCAATGGTCGAACCCGTGAATTTTACCGATTCAGGCGGTTTGTCTGGTGAACGCACACAGAAAAGCCCTTGAACGGCTGTGGAAGGATCGGTGTTCCATCTTTGTGAAAGAGAAAGTCACCGATCCAACCACAAAGCTGACTGATTTTGAAGAAAAGCCGCTTCTTCAGGATCAACCCTGTAAACTGTCTTTTGAAACCTTAACTTCAAGCACGGGTGATCCCGTGGCCGCAGTTTCCCAAGCTGTGAAGCTGTTCATTTCCCCTGATGTGAAAATCCCCGCCGGTTGTAAAATCGTGGTGACACGGTTCAATGACCTTGAAAGAACATTCACCTATTCCAAGAGCGGTGAAGCGGGGGTATTCACCAACCATCAAGAAATTCCGCTTGTTCCATTCAAGGGGTATGCCTGATGGGTAAATGGGGAAGATGCGATTTCCGCCAAATGGAACAGTTGAATGAACGGCTGGAAAAGCTGATGGGGGCTGATTTGGATAGGTTTTGCCGCCAAGCCGCCCAAGACTTGGCGGGGCGCTTGCTAAACAAGGTTGTGAAGCGGACACCGGTTGTATATGGGACTTTGCGGGATGCTTGGGCGGTAATGCCTGTGGGCCACCGTGGAACCCATTACACCGTTGTTGTGCTGAATAACCTTCAGTATGCGTCTTATGTCGAATACGGCCACCGGCAACAGCCGGGGCGGTTCATCCCCGGTTATTGGGAAAGTGACCGCTTTGTTTATGATCCTGACGCTGAAGGCGGAATGGTGCTGAAGAAGAATTGGGTGAAGGGGCGTTATATGCTGACCATTTCCACACAAGAGTTGGAACAGCAAGCCCCAAAAATTCTGGAAAAGAAGTTGTATAAGTTCCTGAAGGGGTGTTTTGATGCTTAATGAAATTATCAAAGGAATTTCAATGGCGCTGAATGCCGCCTTTGGGGATGAATATGAAATCTTTCAGAATGATGTGGAACAGGGTTTGGAAGAACCCTGTTTTTTGATTGCCGTTTTGCAACCGGAAGTTACCCCCATGCTTGGGCGGCGGTTTATCAAGCGAAACCCATTTGATATTCAGTATTTCCCCAGCGCCCCCGGCAATAATGCGGAAATGTTCACGGTTGCTGAAAAGATGATTGAAGTTTTGGACTTTATCACCCTTCCCAATGGAGATCAGCTTCACGGAACCAGTGTGAACTATGAGGTTGTGGACAATGTTCTTCATTTCTTTGTGAACTACAACTTGCCCATGATCCGCCCCGCTGAACAAACCTATATGGAAACCTTGGAAACCGAGGTTGGAACGATTGGAGGGGACTAAAAATGCCAACCACCAATACCAGAAAGCCCAAGACAACGGAAGCGGCCCCGTCTGTTTCCAATGTCCCGGTTTTCACCAAAAGAAATATCCTGACCTTCCAGCGATACGCCAACCGGCGTGATCTTCTGTCCGTTTTGTTGGAGGATGGGAAGGAATACACGATGGAGCAGGTGGACAGCTTGCTTCAAGACTTTTTCAAGAAAGGTGTGAACTGATATGGCCCTTGGCGGCGGAACTTTTTTGACGCAGAATAAAATTCTGCCTGGTGCTTACATCAACTTCATTTCCGTTGCGAATGCAAGCGCCGCCCTGTCTGATCGTGGCATTGCTACGATTCCCCTTGATATGGATTGGGGGCCTGAAAATCAGGTTATGACCGTGGAACTGGCTGATTTCCTAAAGAACAGTCAGAAGATTTTCGGTTATGCTTATACGGCGGAACAGTTAAGGCCCATGCGTGATATTTTCAAGCACGCAAAAACGGTTTACTTCTTCCGCCTAAATACTTCTGGTGTGAAGGCGGCAAACACTTTTGCAACCGCGAAGTATCCCGGCACCCGTGGCAATGATCTTCGGACGGTGATCACGGAGAATGAAAATAGCAAGTCTGAAGGTAAACTGTATGATGTTGCCACCTTCCTTGACACGGTTCAGGTTGATATGCAAACCGGGATTAAGACTATGACCGATCTGAAGCCCAATGATTATGTGGACTGGATCACCAGCGCAAGCATTTCCCTTACGGCTTCCCTTCCGCTGAAAAGCGGCGCCAACGGTACGGTGGAAGATGCGGCTTATCAGACCTACCTTGATAAGATGGAAGCCTATAACTTCAACGCTATGGGTTGCCTGTCCACCAAACCCACCATTACCGCCCTGTTTGCTTCCTTCTGTAAGCGTATGCGGGACGATGTGGGCAAGAAGTTTCAAGTGGTTTGCTTCCGCAATCTGGCCGATTATGAAGGCGTTGTGAGCGTGAAAAACGGCCTTGTGGGTGATACCGAAAACCCCGCCCTGATCCCTTGGGCAACCGGCGTGGTGGCCGGAACCGCTGTGAACAAGTCTGCAACCAATATGGACTATGACGGTGAATATGCCGTTGATACCGATTACACCCAAAGCGAACTGGAAGCCGGTATCATGGAAGGTTCTTTCATGTTCCATCTGGTGGATGATAATGTGGTGGTTTTGGAGGATATTAACACCTTCACTTCCATCACGGATGAAAAATCTTCCGACTTTTCCAGCAATCAGACCATCCGGGTTCTGGATCAGATCGCTAATGATATTGCGGTTCTGTTTGGAACCAAGTACATTGGCAAGGTTCCCAACGATGCTTCCGGGCGGATCAGCCTTTGGAATGACATTGTGAAGCACCATCAGGAACTTCAGAATATCCGGGCCATTGAGAACTTCAGCCCGGACAATGTGACGGTTGCACAAGGCGACACCAAGAAGGCCGTGGTGGTGGCTGACTATGTTACCCCGGTCAACGCTATGGCCCAGCTTTACATGACCGTCTATGTTCAGTAAAGGAAGGAGGGTTTGAACTATGGCAACTGTGATGAACGCCAAAGATGCCATTTCCGCTTCTTTGGCGGAATGCTTTGTGACCATTGATGGAAACCGTTACAACTTCATGCAGGCTATCAACCTTGAAGCCAACTTCAAGAAGAACAAGACGGAAGTTCCCATTTTGGGCAAGACCGGCAAGGGTAACAAGGCCACCGGCTGGACTGGTACGGGTTCCGCAACTTTCCATTACAACACCAGCATTTTCCGTGAAATGATGAAGCGGTATAAGGACACCGGCGAGGATGTCTATTTTGACATTCAGGTGACCAATGAAGATCCCACTTCTTCTGTGGGCCGTCAGACCGTGATCCTGAAGGATTGCAACATTGATGGCGGCATTCTGACCAAGTTTGACGCTGATGCGGAATACTTGGATGAAGATATGGACTTCACCTTTGAGGATTTCGAGATGCCCGAAACCTTCAATTTGCTGGCGGGAATGGAGTAACACTGTCAAAACCCGCCCCATTTTGAGAATGTGGGCGGGTTTTTTCTTTTATAATCATAAAATAGGAGGAATTTAACAATGAGCCTTTCTGCATTTCTGGCGAAAAACGCCCTGAAGGTCGAAAATGTGAAGTTTGCGGTTTCCAAACGCTTTGTGGACGAAACCACCAAGAAGCCCATTGAATGGGAAATCAAAGCTATCACCGGCACCGAGGATGAAGCCCTTCGGAAATCCTGTGCCAAGCGGGTTCCCGTTCCCGGCAAGAAAAATCAGTACCAGAAGGAAACCGACTATGATATGTACCTTGGCAAGCTGGCGGTGGCCTGTACCGTGTTCCCCAACCTGAATGACAAGGAACTTCAGGACAGCTACGGTGTTATGGGCGCTGAAGCCCTTCTGAAAACCATGCTGACCCCCGGCGAGTATGCCGACTATCTGACCAAGGTTCAGGAGGTTTGCGGCTTTGAAACCAGCCTTCAGGATGAGGTGGATGAAGCAAAAAACTAATTGAAGAAGGTGATGGTGAAGCGAACATTGCTTACTATTGCCTTCATGAACTTCATTTGATACCGTCCCAGTTTTTCAACCTTGACCGGCAAGAACGGGCGTTCATTATTGCCGCTATTGATGTTCGGGTTGAACGGGAAAAGAAAAAGCAAAAAGAACTTGAACGAAAGAAGCGCCGGGGCCGGAAGCGGTAAACGCTGGCCCCGGCCTTTTCCGTTGGAAAGAAGGTGAACCCCTATTGGCAACCATTAGAACCGCTATCGCCCTTTATGATGGTGTAACCGCCCCCCTTCAGGCAATGCACAAGGCTATGAACATTGTGCTGAACAGCTTTGAAGCCATGCAAAGGGCTTCCGGTAATTCGGTTGATACTTCGGCCATTCGTGAAGCCCGTGATGAATTGGCAAGAGCCGGGGCCGCCTTTGATGAAATTGAAGAAAATATCCGGCAAGCTGGAAACCAGCAAGACCGATTCAACCGGAGGATCAGAGATGGCACCACCGCCGCTGATGGCTTGTGGGGTAAGCTGAAAGGAATTGCGGCCACTGTGGGCGGTTTGGCGGCAACAAAGAAAATCTTGAACATTTCTGATCAGTTTTCCAACACCAATGCCCGATTGAATAATGCCATGATCAATTTTGATGATGGTGGTTCTTTGAAAGACTATGAAAAAAAGGCGATGGCTTCGGCCCAACGATCCAGAACCCTTTACATAGATGCCGCTTCTTCTGTTGCAAAATTGGGATTGAATGCCCGTGATGCCTTTGGAAGTATGGATGAAGTAATTGCCTTCCAAGAATTGATCAATAAGCAATTTGTAATAGGGGGTGCAAGTGTTCAAGAACAACAGGCCGCAATGACCCAGCTTACACAAGCAATGGCTTCCGGCGTTCTTCGTGGTGAAGAATTGAACAGTATTTTTGAACAGGCCCCCGGAATTATTCAAAGTATCGCAGATTACTTGGGCGTTTCCATTGGTGAAATTCGAGCTATGGCTTCTGAAGGTCAAATCACCGCAGATGTAGTGAAGAACGCTATGTTTGCGGCGGCAGATGATATTGAAGCAAAATTTTCAAATATGCCCAAGACTTGGGCGCAGATTTGGGTTGGTATGCAGAACAAGGCCCTGTCTATCTTTGCCCCGATCCTGACCAAAATCAATGAGATTGGAAATAGCCAACGGTTCACCCAAGTTACAGATGGGATTATCAATGGCCTTGCCGGGATCGCTTCTGTTGCCACTTGGGTTCTTGACCTTCTAATCAGCGGTGCCGCCTTGGTGGTAGATAACTGGTCGTGGCTTTCCCCTATCATCTATGGTGTGGCCGGCGCATTGCTGGTGTACTATGGAGCGCAGATGGCCGCAAACGCTGTGGGGCTTATTACCCAAGGAATTCATATCGCTATGGCCGGGGCAAAGATGATTCAGCTTGCCGCAACCGGCGCATTGACAGCGGCCACCGCCGCTGAAACGGCGGCACAATACGGCCTGAATGCGGCCCTGTATGCTTGCCCCTTGGTATGGATCATCATTCTGGTGATCGCCCTTGTAGCCCTGTTCTATGCGGCTGTGGCGGCGGTCAATAAGTTTGCCGGTACAAGCGTTTCCGCAACCGGCCTGATTTGCGGCGCATTTATGGCGGCGTTGGCATTCATCGGAAACATCTTCATTGCCTTGTGGAACTTGGTTGTGGATGTATTTGTGATGATCTATAACCTTGTGGGAACCGTTGCAAACTTCATCGGAAATGTATTCAATGATCCGGTTGGGGCAGTTTGCCGCCTGTTCTTCGATTTGGCGGACACTGTTCTTTCCGTGCTTCAAGCGTTGGCTTCGGCCATTGATACCATCTTCGGTTCTAATCTTGCTGGTTCCGTCCAAGGCTGGCGTGACAGCTTGGGCGGTTGGGTGGATTCCACCTTCGGCAAGGGTGAAGAAGTCATGGAAAAGCTGAATGCCGATGATATGAAGTTGGGCCGGTTTGAATATGGGGCCGCTTTTGATATGGGCTATGAGTTCGGCCAAGGTGTGGAAGATACCGTGGGCGGCTTGTTCGACTTTTCCGCAATGGACAGCTTGGGGGCCGCTGATGGGCTGGATGCCTTCAATCTTGGCAACACCCTTGATGGTATCTATGGCAACACCGGGGACACGGCGGGGAACACCGCCGCTATGAGTGATGCCCTTGACATTGCGGAAGAAGATTTGGCCTATTTGCGGGATATTGCCGAGCGTGAAGCAATCAACCGGTTCACCACGGCTGAAATTCATGTTGAACAGCACAATGAAAACCACATTTCCAGTGACACCGATCTTGACGGGATCATGGATGCTTGGGCCAATGATTTTGCTGAAAAGCTGGATGTTTCTGAAGAAGGGGTGCATGAGTAATGGCATACAAAATGTATTTGGGTGGTGTGCTTATGCCCATCACCCCTTCCAAAGTAACTGTGAAGATCAATAACCAAAACAAAACCATGACCCTGATCAATGGGGAAGAAATCAATATTTTGAAAGCCGCTGGCCTGTCTGATGTGTCTTTTGAACTGTTGCTTCCCCAAGTTTCCTATCCTTTTACCAATGGCGGGGCGCAATCCGCAAGCTATTACCTTTCTTTGTTTGAGCGGTTGAAAACCAGCAAAGAGCCTTTCCAATGGATTTTGAACCGGCAAAGGCCCAATGGCGGGATGTTCTTCTATACCAACCTGACAGTTGGAATGGAAAACTATGAAATCACGGATGATGCCGGGGCCGGGTTTGATGTGAAGGTGAAAGTGAACCTGAAGCAATACAAAGCCTATGGAACCAAGACCGTAACCATCAAACAACCGGCTACCCCCGCAGAGCCGCCCAAGGCAACGGTTCAAGAAGCCCCCCGGCCTACCGCCACCGCTCCCAAAACTACCACCTATACCGTGAAATCCGGGGACTGTCTTTGGAATATTGCCAAGAAATATCTTGGGGACGGTTCCCGGTACACTGAAATTTATAATCTGAACAAGGATAAAATCAAGAACCCTAATTTGATTTATCCTAATCAGGTTCTTACTTTGCCTTCCTGAAAGGGGTGATTCTGTTTGGCCGTTGAACTGTTCATTCAACACGGCAGTACAATTCAATATCCGGTTGTTGAAGAAGGGGCCAAGCTGACCTTGGAGCGCAAAGGAACCCCCGGAAAGCTGGAATTTACCGTTGTCAAGTGCGCCGGACTAAACTTCCAAGAAGGTGATCCGGTGAAGTTGACGGTTGACGGAACCCCCATGTTTTATGGGTTTGTGCTTAAGAAGAAGCGGGACAAAGGCCCCACCATTGATGTTGTGGCTTTTGATCAGTTGCGATACCTGAAGAACAAGGACACTTTGACAGAAGAAGGGCTGAAGGCTTCTGATCTTCTGAAACGGTTGGCAACTGATTTCCAGTTGAACCTTGGTGATGTGGAAGATACCGGGTACACCATTGAAACCATCGTGGAGGAAAACCAAACCCTGTTTGATATGATTCAGAATGCTTTGGATGAAACCCTGATGAATACCAAGCAACTGTTTGTTCTTTATGATGATGTTGGAAAGCTGACCTTGAAAAACATCAATTCCATGAAACTTGATCTTCTGATTGATGAAGAAACCGGTGAAAATTTCAGTTATGAATCCAGCATTGATGATCAGACCTATAATAAAATCAAGCTGGCCTATAACAACGAGGAAACCGGCAAGCGGGAATTGTATGTGGCCCAAGACGGTGAAAAAATCAACCAATGGGGCGTTCTTCAGTATTTTGAAGAAATCCAGACCAAAACTGGTGCTTCCGCCAAGGCGGATGCCCTGTTGAAATTGTATGACCAAAAAACCAGACGCTTGACCATCCAAGATGCGTTTGGGGATGTTCGGGTAAGAGCCGGAAGCGCCGTGGTGGTTGCCCTGAACCTTGGTGATATAATCACCAACAATTTCATGGTGGTGAACAAAGTCACCCACACTTTCAAGGATAATGAACACCGGATGGAACTTGATTTGATTGGGGGTGAATTCATTGCCTAATGCTGTGGAAGTAGTAAAAAAGGCGGCTGTGGAAGCCGTGGAAGCTGGAAAACCCGTGAATCTGTTGTTTGGTGAAGTGATTTCCGCTTCACCGCTGAAAATCCAAGTGGATCAGAAAGCAATCTACACAGAAAAAATGTTGGTGCTGACCCGGAATGTCACTGATTATGAAGTGGATATGACGGTTTCCCACCAAACTGTGGTGATCAGCCACGGCCACCCGGTTGTTGATACCTATACCGGGGGTGGTGAAGCAACCCCCATAGATCACAACCACCCCATTCAGGGGCGAAAGAAATTCAAAGTTCATAATGCCCTTGTGGTTGGTGATTGGGTGCTTCTGGCCCGGATGCAGAAGGGCAAAAAATTTGTAGTGCTGGATCGTATCAAAGCGAACCCGGCCTTGAAGGGGGAATGGCTATGATCCCACAGACCGGGGATGATTTGCGGCAGGATTTTGAGTTTGAAACGCTTCCCAGCAGAACCTTCCGCATGAACCATAATAGCTTGACCATCATTGGAACCATTGATCAGATTCAAGCCGTTGAACAAGCGGTATATTTGATTCTGAACACTGAACGCTATGAATGGCTGATCCATTCTTGGAACTATGGTGTGGAACTTCACAATCTGATTGGGCAAGATGTGGAATACTGTATTCCTGAAATTGAACGGCGGGTTCGGGAAGCCTTGCTTCAGGATGACCGGATCACCGCCGTTGAAAATTTTCAATTTGAAGTGAACAAGAAAAAGGTGCTGACCACTTTCACGGTGGTCAGCATTTTTGGTGAAATCAATACAGAAATGGGGGTTGAAATCTAATGTATGAAGCGCAGACCTATGAAGTGATCCTTGCCCGGATGCTTCAAAAGGCGCTGTCTGTCAACAGCAATCTTGACACCCGTGAAGGATCGCTGGTGTGGCTTGGGAACGCCCCCGCCGCTGTGGAACTGCAAAATCTGTATATTGCCCTTGATACGGTATTGAATGAAACCTTTGCTGATACCGCAAGCCGCCCCTATCTGATTCAAAGAGCCGGTGAACGGGGCCTTTCCCCGCAACCGGCAAGCCCCGCAATTTTGCAGATGGCGATTACTCCCACAACCTTGTTTCTTCCCATGAATACCCGCTTTTCCATCGGTGAACTGAATTACTATGTTTCCGCTGATCGTGGGAATGGTAATTATGAACTGACCTGTGAAACGGCTGGTGAAGCCGGGAACAACTACACCGGAACGGTGATCCCCATTGAATATGTGGATGGCCTTCAGACTTGCACCATTACTTCCATTTTGGTTCCGGGTGAAGATGAAGAAGATACCGAGGTTTTCAGACAGCGTTATTTCAACAGCTTGAACGCCCAAGCCTTCGGCGGAAACCGTATTGACTATATTGAAAAGGTCAACGCCATTCCCGGCGTGGGTGGTGTGAAGGTTTACCGGGCTTGGAACAGCGATTTTTCCCCGGCTGAAATGATTCCCCCGGAAGGAACTTCTGAATGGATCAGCGGCCTTTCTGATGTTCCTGAAGCGGTGAAAAGCTGGTTGGATGCGGTGTTCTATGCCGCCCAAAACAATAAATTGACCGTTGGCGGAACTGTGAAGCTGGTGATCATCAACAGCACTTTCACGGTTCCTTCCCCGTCCTTGGTGGAACAGGTTCAAACCGCCGTTGATCCCCTTCAGAATGCGGGGGAAGGCGTTGGAATTGCCCCCATCGGTCATGTTGTTAGGGTGGAAGGTGTTCAAGAAGAAACGGTGAATTTGGCCTTTTCTTTGTATTACCAGCGTGATTGGGATTGGGACGATGTTTCGGGATATGTGACGGAAGCCATTGAAAGTTATTTTACAGAACTGGCAGAAAGTTGGGCGGATCAGACGGAACCCCTTGTGGTTCGTATCAGCCAAATTGAAAGCCGGTTGTTGGGCATTTCCGGTATTCTGGATATTGCCAATACAAAAATCAATGACGAGGCTTCCAACTTCACTTTGGAACTTGACCATATCCCGGTATTGGGTTCCATTTCCCCCAGCGTTATCACGATCAACGCATGAAGGGGTGATGGAAAGTGGATAGAAAACTGATCAATTATCTTCCCTATGTTGTCCGGGATTATGCGGAATTCAAGGGGATTTCAGAAGCAGAACAACCGGAATTTGAATCCGCTTGGGATTCTTCTGATGATCTTCTGAATAATCAGTTCATTTCCACGGCTGGTAATTTGGGCCTGTCCAGATGGGAAAAGATTTTGGGGATCGCCCCCAAGGGAACAGATACCTTGGAAGATCGCCGGTTCCGTATTCTGACCCGGTTGAATGAAGAACTTCCCTATACGCTTCCGCAGTTGAGAAACATTCTTGAAACCCTTTGCGGTTCCGGGAATTATTCGGCTGAAGTGATGGAAGGAACCTATCAGCTTATTGTGAAAATTGGGCTGGCGGCAAAAAACAACTTTAGTGATGTTGAATCACTGTTGGATCGGGTGGTTCCGCAAAATCTGATTGTGACCCTTCTTCAGCTTTATAACACCCATGCTGAACTTGGACGGTTCACCCATGCCCAGCTTGCCGCATACACCCATGACCAAATGAGAAATGAGGTAATGAACTGATGGCAAATCAAACCGAAAATTACAAATTGACTAAACCCCTTGCTTCTGAATTTTATGATGTTGAAGTTCAGAACGGCAACATGGACAAAATTGATGCCGCCCTGAAAGAAAATGCCGATGGTATCAAAAACCTTCAGGACGGGCAAAAAAACAAGGCCGATTTGGTAGATGGGAAGGTTCCGGCTAAACAACTTCCTGAAATGAACTATGACCAGAAGGGAACCGCCGAAAGCAAGGTAAAAACCCACAATGAAGATGAAGAAGCCCACCCCTATCTGTTGGGGCAGATCAACACCTGTGTGGAAGCGGCGCAGAATGCCCAAGATGCCGCTGATGCGGCCTTGGAAGCTGTGAACAGCATTGCATTCACTATCAATGTGGTTCCCACACAGAACGGAACCCTGACCTATAACGGGCAAGCCCAAAGCCCTTCTTGGAACAGCTATGATCCCAACGCTTTGACCCTTGGCGGTGTGACTACCGGCACCAATGCGGGAACCTATACGGCAACCTTCACCCCGAAAGAAAAATACCAATGGAGTGATGGAACCAAAACGGCACGGGAAGTCACATGGACGATTGGAAGGGCTTCTATGCCGGTTCCTTCTCAAAGTGGAAGCCTTACCTATACCGGAGCCGCCCAAAGCCCCACTTGGGCCAACTATGATTCCGGGAAAATGACCCTTGGGGGGACTACCAGCGGCACCAATGCCGGAAGCTATAATACTACCTTTACCCCCGGCGCAAACTACCGGTGGAATGACGGAACCACCAATGCCAAAACCGTTGCTTGGACGATTGGGAAGGCCGCTGGAAGCCTTTCTTTGAACAAATCTTCCATGTCCCTGAATGTTTCCAAAATGTCTGATACCATCACGGTAACACGGGCCGGGAATGGCGCAATCAGCGCCGTTTCTAATGCCCCTGGCGTGGCTTCTGTGAGCGTTTCCGGGAATGTGGTAACTGTTACCGGCAAGGCCAAAGGAAGCGCCACAGTGACCGTCAGCGTGGCCGCTGGCACCAATCATACCGCCCCCACAAGTAAAACCTGTTCTGTGACCGTCACACTTCCCACAAGCACCCTTTCTGATAATGATTGGTCTGTTATTCGCCAAGTGAGTAGCGCCGGACAGGGGGCCAACTATTGGGCGGTGGGTGACATGAAGCCCATCACCATCAATGGCAAGGTTGGCAACACCACCTTCACAAACCTTTCCATCAATGTTTTCATCTTGGGCTTCAACCACAATGCTTCCAGAGAAGGAAGCAACCGAATTCACTTCCAGATCGGAAAAATTGGAACCACACCGGTTGCCCTTTGTGATGCGAATTATGGTAGTGGTATGAGCGGTTCCGGTTATTTCAACTGGAATACTTCAAACACCAATAATGGCGGCTGGAAATCGTGTTATAGGCGTTCTACCCTGTACGGGAACAGTGGAACCCCCACCAGCCCGGTTTCCAACAGCCTTATGGCGGCGCTTCCTTCTGACTTGAGGGCTGTTATGCAACCCGTAACCAAGTACACCGATAATGTGGCAAATGGAAGCGGCAATGTTCAAGGTAATGTGAATACTACCACTGATTACCTGTTTGACTTGGCAGAGTTTGAAGTATTCGGCACCCGATATTATGCGAATACCTATGAGCAGAATTACCAGCTTCAGTATGATTACTATAAGGCTGGTAACAGCAAGGTTGCTTATAAACATTCCGCCGTGTCCACGGCGGTTTGGTGGGGCCTTCGTTCTCCTAATTACAACAACACTAACTTTTTCATGATTGTTTGGACTGATGGCAGCTACTACAACACTAACGCTAGCTATTCTGGTGGGTTGCGGCCCGGCTTTGCCGCCTAATCCCCCGCAGGATGATCCGGCCCCCATCCCGCCCCCGCAAGGGGGCGGTTCCGGGACGGACAAAATAAAAAAAATAATATGGCGGCGTAAGCCGCCCGACGCAAATTTTGAAAATTGGCTTTTTCGTGGTTTTATGCTATACTTGAAAAGATAGCCCGGAAAGGGGTGAATCTATGTCGGTATTGAAGCAAAAAAGAACCACAAGTAAGGCCGAATTCATCAACACGGCCAACCAAGTTTACATTGAAACCATCAATTTTCTTACCCGCTTATCTGCAAGGTATTCCCGTTTGATCGCTGAACCAGTTGCAAAGCTGGCCGGGGGAAGTGATTGATCATGCTGAAAAAGCAAACAGCATTTACCCTTCAGATGCCCAGCGGATTGAGTTGCGGAAGGCCCATTTGCTTGAAGCAAGGGCTTCCCTTATGGCGCTTGATGTGCGCCTGACCCATTGCTATTTGATCCTGAATCAGAACCCGGAAGGGGCATTTACCAATTCCAAAGGCGTTGCGGTAAAATCCAAAGATGCCGTGGAAAAGCTGGATAAAATGGCCCAAAATTTAGGTGAGCTGATCGACAAGGAAAATGAACTTCTGAAAGGGGCTATCAAAAATGTAAGCGGAAAGCAAAAAGCATGATTTTTATTAGGTGTGCAACTGTGAATGTTTCCTTCGGCGGTTTGGTGGGGCCTTCGTTCTCCTAATTACAACAACAATAACAATTTCATGATTGTTTGGACTGATGGCAACTACAACAACAATAACGCTAACAATTCTGGTGGGTTGCGGCCCGGATTTTGCAAATATACACGGTCAAATGGAGTAGCAGAAAACCGGCTTTTGGATTTCAGGTGAAAGACGACCGATGTAAAAGGAGTTGCACTTCCTTGGGTGAAAATCCCTAAAACTGCCCTTTGATGCCCTTACACGGACGCTTCTTGCATGGTGGGGTATGTGTCTAACCCATTTCATGTGTCGGGGCAAAGCAGATTAGATGGCACCCTACAAAATATCTGTACGAAAGGCGAATACTTTTTTATTATGACAAGCCAAGAACGGCATGAAGCAAGATACCAGCGCCGCAAAGCCAAGCGGCAAGAAAGAAAACAGGCCCGGTGTGATGCACTTGGGCCAATCAACAAGGTTTTCAGCTATCGCACGATGTTCTTCTATGGGCGCAAATGCTGTAACGGGGTACGATGGAAGCAAAGTGTTCAAAACTTTGAAGCCCACCTGTTTTCCGGGACAGCCAAGCGCCGGAAGAATGTTTTGGATCAGGCTTGGAAGCCTATGAAGTGTACCCATTTTACTTTGCGGGAGCGTGGGAAGGTTCGCCCCATAGATGCCCCACATATCACTGATCGGCAAATCCACAAGGTTCTTTGTAATGAAGTTCTGGTTCCGTTGTATAACCCCTGTATGATCTATGACAATGGGGCAAGCCAAAAGAACAAGGGGCTTCACTGGCATTTCAGGCGATTGAAGGAACAGCTTCATTGGCACTTCCGGCGCTATGGCCGGGAAGGTGCTGTGTTGCTGTTGGATTTGAAGGGCTTCTTCCCAAATGCGCCCCATGCGCTTTTATATCAGCGTCACCAAGAATTCATTCCAAACCCTGATCTTCGGGCCTTGGCTGATATGGTGATCCAAACATCCCCTTGCCCGACACCGGGCCGGGGCTTGCCCTTGGGCGTGGAACCATCCCAACAGGAAATGGTGGCAATGCCCAGCGCAATAGATAATTGGATCAAATGCCAAGCCGGGGTTCACTGTTTCGGCCATTACATGGACGATTATTATTTAATCCTTCCAGATGTGGAAGCCCTGAAGAAACTTGGGCATGAAATTGTTCGGCGGTTTGAAGCCGCTGGAATACGGGTGAACAAACGAAAATGCAAAATCATTCCCCTGACAAAACCCTTCCGGTTCTGCAAGGCACGGTTCACGCTGACGGAAACAGGGAAGATCAAGGTGAATGGGAGCCGGGACGGTGTGAAACGGGCAAGACGTAAGCTGAAGCTATTTCACCGGGAGTTTGTGGAAGGGAAGAGGTTGTTTTCTGATATTGAACAGTACATGGAATGCCAAAGCGCATATTACCGGAACTTCAATGATCATGGACGGTTGCTGAAGTTGCGGAGGCTTTATCATGCTATCTTTTTCGGAGGTGCAAAATGTTCAGAATCATCAAAGATGGGGCAAGCCTTGGCTTGACCGAAAAATTGAACTATATCACACAGGCCGAAAATGGTTGCTATGTCCTTTGCCCGGAGCAGAATGCTTCGGGCATTGTTTTTGAAGGGACACCGTACCATTTGCTTGGCCGGGACAGTCTGGAAGGGCTGGAAACCGTCAGCTTGGAAGAAACTGATGCCGGAAGTGAAATGAAAGCCGTTCAAGATGCCCAGAAAGATTCTGATGCCTTGAATGTTGATCATGACTATAGACTTGTCCTGTTGGAATTGAATATTACAACTGACAGTCAGAAAGGTGGTGAATGATAATGCTGTACCGTACCTTGATGCGAATGATCGAAAGAGGCCAAACTGAGGGCATGGAAGAAAAGCTGGATATTTTCTATGCCGCCGATAAGATCACTGAAGCGGAATACACTGAACTGATTGCCATGCTGAACCGAGGTGAGTAAAACTATGGAACCTACCCACTACATCACCCGCAAACGGGCCAAGTTTGACGCCATTTGCGGCCATGTAAATATTCCGTATGGAACCGCCTTGATCAATCAGGGCGGTTTTCTTATGTGGAATGGGAAGCAAATTTGCGGGATCACCAGCCAAAACGCTTTTGACTTCTTCAGTCAGAACGATGATGGACGGGGCCGGGAACGGGGTGATTTGGTATCTGCTATCCTGATCCAGTTGGAGCGGCGGGACAAAAACCACCAGAGCCGGTGGAATAAGATTTGGGCCGATCCCCTTTGTCAAAAGTACAAAAGGCCGGAACATGAAGATCATTGGCTTTGGAACTATGCCTTCTACAATGCCCCGGTTGAAGATTTGCAATATATCTTTGACCTGATCAGAAAGGGGTGATCCAATGACGGTTTACCAATGGCTGTGCTTGCTTGGGGTTCCCGCTGTGATCGCCGGGATTTTCAAATACCTTCACACCCTGATCAAGCACAATTCAGAAGATTCCAAGGCCCTGAAAGCGGGGGTTCAGGCGCTTTTGAGAAGCCAAATGATCAGTGATTATAACAAGTGGTCAGAACGGGGATATGCCCCGATTTATGCAAGGGAAAATTTTGAAAACTGTTGGAAGCAATATCATTCTTTGGGGGTGAATGGGGTAATGGATGATCTTCATGAAAAATTCTTGGAACTTCCAACAGCCCCGGTAAATGAGGGCTAAAAAGCGGGAATTCTCCAAAGTATGGTTGTGGTGTGTGGGGGCCGTTACGCTGGTTGTAACGGCCTTTACTCTTGCCATTGTTTGGAGAACCGGGGACACTTCACCCCTTGCATATCTGATCCCGGCCATATTTGCTGAACTGGCCACGGCAACCGGCTTCTATTACTCCAAGGCAAAAGCTGAAAACCGAATCAAATTGCGGAAACAGTACGGGCCGGAAATCTATAACGATACAAAGGAGATGTAAAACCATGCTGAATGCCATTTTGAACAACCTGATCAATATTGGGTGGGCAATGCTGATCTTCTTGGCGGCTTACCTGTCCAATGTGTCCTTCTCCATGTTCTATAACATCAAAATTCAGCTTCAGCCCTTTGACCGGGATAAGCTGATCACCAGCGCCTTGAAGGTTGGTTCCGTTATTGTGGGGCTGACCTTGCTTTGTGTGAGCATTACCACCCTTCCCTTGTTTGCCGGTCAGGTTGGGTGGGCAATCCCGGAGGAATACACGGAAATCTTCACTGACATTGTGATCATCGGTGCTGTGCTGTTGGTTTCCTGCAAGTACATCAAGGAAGCCTATACCAAATTTAATGCAATTCTTCAGGCGAAAGGAGCAGATGAAAATGAGCAACAGTAATCTTGTCAGCTACACCAAAATTTCCCCCAACAAAACCAGCCCCCGCAACCACGCTATTGACCGGATCACCATTCATTGTGTGGTTGGTCAGTGTACGGTTGAAACCCTTGGGAACATCTTTACCCCCACTTCCAAACAGGCTTCTTCCAACTATGGCATTGGCAAGGATGGCCGGGTTGGAATGTATGTGGAAGAAAAGGATCGTTCTTGGTGCAGTTCTTCCAGCGCCAACGATAACAGAGCCGTAACCATTGAGGTTGCGAGTGATACCACCCACCCTTACAAGGTTACGGATCAGGCATATTCCGGCCTTCTTGACCTTGTGACCGATATTTGCAAGCGCAACGGGAAAACTAAAATCCTGTGGTTCGGGGACAAGAACAAAACCCTTGCCTATACCCCCAAGGCAAATGAAATGGTTATGACGGTTCACCGGTGGTTTGCTAATAAGGCTTGCCCCGGTGATTATCTTTATAACCTTCATGATGAAATTGCCGCAGAGGTCAACAGGCGGCTTTCTGGCGGCACTTCTACGGGCGGGGGTGTAACTACTACCCCCAGCACCGGAAACAGCGCCACGGGATGCTCTGGTGGCGCTGTGACCCCTTATCTTGTGCGGGTGACTATTTCTGATCTGTATATCAGAAAAGGCCCCGGCACCAATTACGGGAAGAATGGCTTCATCAAGCCCGGTGTTTATACCATCGTGGCAGAAAGCACCGGCACCGGAGCCACCAAATGGGGTAAGCTGAAAAGCGGGGCCGGATGGATCAGCCTTGACTATGCAAAAAAGGCGTGATACCGTGTTATTAGTGTGTTACTATCGCCCCCGATTTACCCCACTTTCAACGGGCTGAAATGTTCAGTATTTGGGCGCTTCGGAGCGTTGCAGAGCATACTAATTCATGGTACAATAAAGCCATCCACTATTAAGGAGGGGATCTTTCATGACTAACGAGAC